GATTCCTGTCTCTAGCGATAGTCTCGCTACGAGATAGGTGAAGGACTCCCGCGTTACTCCAAAGGGTCGTCATCGAGTACTTCGACTCTCGTCAATGTATCTAAGAACGCTTCTCCGAAGGGTTTAACGGTTTCACCCGACCGACGTATTGCTTCCCAGCAAAGCCAATAAACATCGCTCTGCTTTTCGTCATCCCTAAAGGCTTTGTGGAAGCCCTTCTTTGCATATTGCTCGAAGGCGTACTCGATCGCTGGAGTGATCTGGTACTCGTTAACGCTTCCGTCTGCCCTTGTTACCTTTAGTTTTGCCATTGTTTGCCCCTTAGTTATTTATTTAGAATGTGCCGGTTGTTGCTACTGCAACTGTGCCATTTACTGTGAAAGTAATTGATTGAGTTCCGAGATCTCCAACTGCGCCGTTGATATCGGTTGTGTTATTGACTAGGCAAGTTGCTGTGTATAGCGGGTTAGTCGCTGATACTGCTGTTCCCTTGGTCTGAAGAAGAACGATCGGAACGCTTGTACCCCAAGCAGCTTGTAACGTTGCTAGAACGTTTGCTGAGGCTGTGTCGTTTAGGAAGTCGATAGTGATAGATGATGCTTCCAAGCCCTTTACGAACTTGTGGCCGCTATCGCCCATTGCTGTGACTTCGAGTTCATCGAATGATCGGTTAAGTGTTACTGAAGTAACGTGGTCAGAAAGATCAACTGAGTTAACCTTCACGCCTACGTTATTGCTTAGAAATACTGCCATTTAGGTTATTCCTCATCTTTCTTAGTTGCTGGTTTAGGTGCTGCTGGTGCTACCTGCCCAATCTTAATCAGGAAGGCTTCTTGCTCTTTTTCCCATTCGGACATGGTTTAACTCCAACTCGTTAGGACTGATACCTGCATTGAGCAGGTAAGAAGATCGCCTGATGCAGCATTGAGAACGCTAGGTGCGCTCACATCTCCCACATTATAGACGATAGAAGAAGCTGCTAACTTGTTAAACATAGCCACCAGCATTTCTTCAATTCCATTTAGGTTGCCTTCGTTATCAAGCAAAGGCACAAACACATTAAGATTAAAATTAGCGGTCGGCGCAATAGTGTTGCGACTGTTGTTGTTTGGCGTTACGTAAGGATCTGCCGGGCTAACTACGATGCTGTTAGCGATCGGTGTTGCCGGCGGGAATGAGAATACTGACCAAAGCGTGTTATCTACTAACGCTGTGGCAATAGTGCCTCGAAGTGTTGATATGGCTGCAGTCATGGTTAACCAACCATGCTGCGCGGATCGAGATAAGGAGCAAGCAAGCCGCGAACACGAGCAAGTAAAGTATTACCCATGCGGTAAGGACTTGGAGCATATCCGTCAACTGTAACGCCACCGCTCGAAGGCGCTTGGCGGCTCTGCCAGATATCGATCGAGATCATTAGGCTTGCTTCTTGAACTGCTGGGATCGTCGAATACGTATTCTGAGTAACGCCTGAAACGACACCGTAAGGCACGACTGGGTGATATTCACTAGCTGTCGGGCTGCCAGTTACCGCATAAGTTATTGTGTATTCGCCAACGCCAGTAATGGTCTTAGTGCCGTTAAAAGGCGAGCCATTCTTAGTAATAACTACTGACTGGCCAACATAAAAAGTGCCGGTAACTACTTCGTCAAAATATAAGGTTGCCTCTGTGGTCGTGTTGCTATGACCGACGTTAAAATTATCGTTTGTCCATAGAAAAGGGATCAACACATTGTCTGCTGCATCGCAAACTTCTTGAAGGGTTGCGTCATTGTAAAGTGAGCCAACTCCAAGTGCGCTCCGAAGAGTCGCTACAGATGTTATCGACATTTGATCTCCTTTCTAAAGACTGGCGGGGTATAAGGGCAATACCCCGCCAGCGACTTAGTTTCTAACTTATTAAGTTAGGTTGTAGCGACGAACGCCCTTGCCAGACTTGCCTACGTAAATTGCTAGGTAGCCGTAAAGTGCGATCTGGATTTGGCCTGTACCAAGCAAGTTAACGCGAAGGTTAGTTGTTGGTGACTCCCATGTGTAAACAGATCCTGGAGCAACGAGGAACGCTGAGTCATCGATTACGCCAGCAGTTGTGATGTTGTGATCAACGATCAAGTTAGCGCCAAGAACGTTACCAACTGTTGAGCCTTGTGAGACTGCGCCAGATGCGTTTTGTGGCTGTGCTGCTGCATAGAGAGGACGCTTGTTATCATCGGCGTAGCCCATGATCGCAGCCCATTGATCAGTAGATGCTACAAGCTGGTTAGCATAATCGCCGCCAGTTCCCTTGTATGCTGCTGCTGACTCAGTTGCGATGAATGACTGAAGACCTGCTGCTGTCGCTGCTGTTGATGTTGCGACTGTTCCAGATGTTCCGAAAGCTGTAATTAGAGCTGTATCTGTTGCCTTCTCGTATGCCTTACGGAGTTCCGCCATTAAAAGTTCCATAAAGGCGGGGCTAGACCGGTCGATGAGTTCAAATGAAACTTCGTTTAGACCTGAGTACTTCTGTACTGAAATTGTGTCGTAAGCAGAAGTCATGCCTGTCTCAGAAGTTGCTGCGCCTTCGTTAACTGCTGCGACTGTTGGTGCCGTGTTAGCAGATGAAGCGTTTGTGTAGAGACGTGGAATTGTGAAAGACATTCCGTCAATACCGGCAAGTGATCCACGAGTAACAGCATTAAACGCTGGACGGCCAGAGAATGTGTCTGTTAGGAATGTGTTGAGGTGTGAAGGAAGTGTTAGACCTGTGTTTGTTGATGTTGAGTCATCTGCTGCAAGAACGGTGCGACGAGCTGAGTCATCTCCCATTGCTGCTTTGATGCTTGCATCTAGATATTGTGAAGATGTGAGAGGAGCAATACGCTCTTTCACTTGGAGATTTGCTGTAACAGTTGGGCGAGCGGCTTCAACAGCCGTTGCCTCAACTTCTGGTGCTGCTACGGTGTCTGGAGTATTTTCCACGACCGCCTCGCTTTCTGTTGGTGTGTTTGGTTCAGCAGGGAGTTCTACTTCCTCTGCTGCGATCTCTAGAACCTGAGCAGACTTAAAGGCTGGCTCAGTAACTAGAGAAACTTCTTTTAACTTGGCTGCTGTGACTACTGTGTGTCCAGAGCGTGAAGGTGCTGATGCGATGATCTCTGCACCGATCGACAGACCGCTTACTAGTCCTTCTTGCGCCATAACGAGTGCATCGTTACCGCCGGTTGAGCGGCTTAACTTAAAGGTTGCATAGATGCCATCTGGTCGAACTGTTGCAGTAACCATGCGGCCTACAGGCTTTTTCATGTCGTGCTGTGATAGCAATTTAATCTTAGATGGGTCTGCGATCTCAATAGATCCTGCTTCGAATACGACTCCACCAAGGTTGGTGTTACCGATTTCGCCAGTACCCATAGGCACGATCTTGCCTGAGATTTCGCGGCGTTCTTCGCTGCATTCAATAGATGATGCTTCGATGTATAGAGTCTCCATTACGAGATCCCCTCACTTCCGTTAGGTGTTAAGTCAGTCATTTCCATCGCTTGTTCAGGTGTAATAAGTCCGAGTGATAGCAGCTTCTCAAGAACCTGGAGTTCAACCAACGGATCGTTCTTTAGGAATGTATCAAAGACCGCAAAGCGAACTTCGTGTCCAGAAGTTGAAATATCATCCATACTTAGACGAGCCTGAATTGCCTGGATGTAAGGCTCGATGGATAGGGCGTAGAACTGCTTACGCTCATCTTGAACATTGGCATAAGTCATTGTTGTGTTCTGATCAGCCGATAAGTAATAGGCTGGAACATTCATAGCGCGAGCAATTTCAGTCGATAGGTTCTGAATTGCCTCGTTATACATCATGTCTTTAGGTGAGAATTGTGTGGACTGGAACTCTAAAGTAGAAGTTAGATATGCAGTCGAGTTGTTCTGGCGGCTACGCTTCCAAGCTGAGAGAAGCCCAGAGACTTCTGCTGGTGGTAGGTCTGCGCCTGTATTCTTTAAGATGCCGCTAGACATTGGAGTTGCTGAAGCAATAGCAGCAGCCTTGTTGATGTCGATAGCGCTCTGAATAGTGCGACCAGCGCGCTCTAACACGCCTTCGTCTAAGCCTTGAATAGTTACGATGTCGTTCATGTCGATCGGATTAGCATCAACATAATACTGAGTTATCATGATGCCTTCAAGATCAGTTGTAAAGGTTACGCGAGTATTGGCGATCCATTCGAATGCAGAAGGGCGGCACTCCTCAGCGTAG